ATGACCAAGAAATACTGCACTAAATGCACTATCACTTTTGACGTGGGCAACCCCGCCAGAACTAAATGCGGTGACCGAAGCCATTGCCCCGAATGTGGCCTGATGTTTCATCATTATATGACGGAACCGAACTTCGTCCGATGCTGGGTCGCCGTCGATGGCGACCACAAGTATTTAGTAGACGGTAAGTTCATCCCCCTGAAGAAGAGGGCTTGAAGGTCGGTTTCTTCAAGATAACCCGATGTTAAACACGATAGTTGCTTGCCTAGCCTTGAACATATATTTCGAGGCCAGGGATCAGCCCATAGACGGGCAGGTGGCAGTGACGCAGGTGGTCATCAACCGGGTAAATGACTACCGGTTCCCGGACAGCCATTGCGAGGTCATCAAGGAGGGGCCTGTATACAACGGCCTACCGATAGTAGGCAGGTGTCAGTTTAGTTGGTATTGTGATGGCCTCAAGGATGTCCCGAAGGACCAAGATGCTTACCGTTGGGCGATAATGATAGCGATGAGGGTTTTGGATGAAGGTTATGAAGACTTTGTAGATGGGTCCACCCATTATCATGCGGACCATGTATCTCCTGCGTGGTCTACAGAAAAGACAAGGGTGGTAAAAATCGGGGATCATATTTTCTATAGGTGGGAAAAGAAGGAATCGAAAATGATTTACCGGGAGAAAAACTCGGAAGTTATGAACCGGAAGTGAAGCATGTCAACAAATCGTAAAGACGAAATCATTCATGAACTGACCCATGATGATACTGGGAACCTAACCGTTGGCACCACCGTCATCGTGCGTGAGGATCAAATAAGGATTGGCCCGGCATCGTACAACCCGATGCTTATCCTTGAAGCGGCATTCGCCTATATGGAATATTCCCGTGAACATGACTGGAGCCTCTACGATGACAAGGGCCTTAAGATCGCCCGTGACGATATGTTTCTGTCGGGCATGCGGAAGGCTGGTCTGTGAATAGACGGGCCAGGTATATGGAACGGACGAAATGATGAAACGCTTCATAGGAATGTGGATCAGGTACGATGACGGGAGCCTCGAATACCATGAAGACAGCGCCCATGCCTTCTCCAAAAGACCTGTCGTGCATAAGGTGGTTGGCTTCTTTTCCGAAATCAGGAAATACGTGGGTTCGTATTTTTTTGGCAAACCTTATGGTCCCGAAGGTTCGCCCCCTTACCCTGAAGGAAGTCTCTTCGATGCCCTTCTACGCCGACACAAGGATAGGCACACGGAGCCGGATGGAATATTTCGGGAAGGCCCATCATCCCTACAGCCGGGAAAGACACGGTGAGAACAAGTCCGTATATATTGTCAGGGACCCCGTCGATGTGGTCCCGAGTTGCGCCAACTTCTTCGGGGTTACGGTATCCCGCATGGCAAAGGAAGTCGCCAGAGACTGGCCGCGTCACGTCGCAAGCTGGTGGCCGCATATAGATTTGGTTTTGAAATATGAAAACATGCCGAACAACTTCCATACCCTCGCCCAGCACATTAATATGCCGAACGACTTCCAAAGTGTTGTCACCGCGATCTCCCACGCCAGTTTCGACGGCCTCAAGGCCGATGAGGCTGAACATGGCTGGGTTGAGGCATCTGAGAAAGGCGGTGCGTTCTTTCACAAGGGAACAGTCGGCCAAGGCCGTGAGGTCATGACCGATGCCCAGGTGGCTAAGATCGTCAATGGTGCCGGGGAGTGGTACGAAAGGTTGGGGTATGCCCGATGACGAACTGATAAAATTAGATGGGTTGGACAAGGCGATATTGGGAGTTTGCCAAATCCACTGTCAAGAGCCGAGACTTATATATGATTGGGACCGGTGTATCGTGGTATTGGTTGAAACCAACGATTGGACATATGATGAGGCTGTCGAGTGGATGGATCATAACGTAACCTGTCTTTATACCGGCAATACGACACCGGCGTTTTTGTATAAATACGACGAGGAAGAATATGAATAATGGGACCCATACTCCAAGTGGTGAACACCGGCATCATGACCTGACAGCGGGATAATAGGTTGCCTCAAGGGCATGGGTCCAGTCGCTTAGGCGACTCATTCTAAGTCCTGTAAGGTAATCAACCGGTGTATTTAAAGCATTATTAAACAAAGGATAAGGGGAGGGGTGTACAGTTATATTGGTGTTCAAAATGATCACCTTAGCAATCAGGCAAGCGGTGGGGAACGGTAACGGGCGAAAGGTATGCACGATGGATGATAATCTAGATTTAGAAGATTTTATGGCGGGCGTTTATAAAGATGTTCCCGAGGCCATTAAAGAGATTTTTCACCGGATGCCGTTTGGTCAAGAAGTTGTGATTGGAGGCCGCAAGGGAAATCTTGTTTCCGTATCCAACCAACCCACGGACACCGAAACAGGGTGGAATTTCGTGTTTGATATTCGGTTTGATAATGGTGCGCCGGATCATTTGGAATTTACCGTCAGACACACCGGCGGCGGTGGGTTCGTTTAGGAGCAAAGGGTGTATAGATGCGGGTGTTTAAAATGATCATCTTTTTGTTTGGGACAGGAGGATTGAAGAATGCCGGTTCGTAAAGTCAAGGGCGGTTATAGGTGGGGGACCAAGGGGAAGGTCTATAAGAAGAAGTCCGATGCCCTGCGACAGGCCAAGGCGGTTTATGCGTCGGGGTACAAACGATCCCCGAAGCGGCGGTCGAAATAGATAGAATGCCAGTGCATAAAAATAAGTTCAAAACGGGAGTTTCCTCCAAGGCATACAGCGAGGGGCATAAGAGGATTTTCGGCGAGAGGCTGGAGCGCCGGGGGGAAACCGAGGCAGAAATAGAAAAGCGTGAAGCCAACCGCAAGTACGCCCACGCCAAGGAAGCCGAGGACGGTAAGAAGGACGCCCAATGGTATGTGGACAACGAACGCCGGGTGCCGCAAGACCCGAATTTCAAACCCCGCAAAAGGTTTTTCAGCAAGGCATACAACGAGGGCCACAAGAGGGTTTTCGGTGGCAAATGATGATGACGCTTGACGACCACGACGAAGAAAACTGTCCCCATTGCGATGTGATGACGATTTTCGTCGCCTACAGGGTGAGGGGTTGGGACCCGCAAGGTATCATTGAGCAGGTTTTCAGGGGCCTTGTTTCCCTGGTTGCTACCGCACCAGATGATTTACGCGAAACCATGACGCTGAACATCTCCGAACACATTGGCGAGTACGTTGAGGAGGTCAGGGTTGACATGACCGATCACAACATCAAGCACAGGATGCATTAAAATGCCCCATATCCACGACAAAGTCGTAAGAATGTTTCAAGAAAAGTTCAAGGACGAAAAAATCACCGCCGACAGTCGCATGGGGGTGGATTTCGAGGCCGACAGCCTAGACAAATTGGAGATTGTCATGGACTTGGAGGACAAGTTCCTAATCGTCATCTCGGAAAAGCGCGGGCAGCGGGTAAAAACTGTTCAGGACGCAATTGAGGTCGTCAGAACTTGTTTATAGGGATCAGATACGGCGGTTTTTGGCATTCTTGGCCTATCCGGTGGCTTGATCGCCGTGTGGGGTACTTAGATTCTTGGCTTTGGAGGAAAAGGTGGCGGCGAAACGGGCGCGGTTGTCTAAAATAGGTGATTTTCAGTGTCGCTGGGTATGTGGTGAGATTGAAAAAGACACATTATGCTGTGCGGACCCGGTTTTCCGCCGTTCTTCGTGGTGCGAGAAGCATTACTGGTTGGTTTTTTCTCAAAATCAGATGCACAGCAGGGCCAAGATGGAGTTAATGGCTAAAACCGGTGGAATTCCTTATAAAGGTTGACGTTTGAGCGTCTTTTGTTTAGGTTTCGTACTATGTTTAGTTTAATTACAGAGTTTTACGGATTATGACCCCTCGCCAAAAAGAGTGCTTGGATTTCATAAGAACATTCTGGACGGATAAAGGCTACGCACCGTCTTATGAAGAGATTAGACGTGCTTTGGGCGCTGGTAGTAAAGCCAGTGTAGCTGATCTGGTGTCCAAACTAGAAGAGCGGGGGTACATCAAGCGGATACCAAAACATGCCCGGTCAATTCGCTTAGTAGAGGCGGCTTTACCCCCTAAACCGTCTTCACAACAACGTACCTCCGCTCCCACTATTGATGACAATAGGAGAAATAGATGACCACGACCCCCTCAGAAATTACCGACGCCTATCTTACTTGGATGACGGAAGACGAGAAATTTCGAGATGGCAACAAGGCCGCTGGGACCCGCGCCCGGAAGGTGCTGATGGAGATTATCAAGCTGGCGAAGTTGCGCCGCAAGGAAGTTACTGATATTAAGAACACTTGACCGGCCAATGTGCCGGTTCCTCCCTGTTAAACCTTGCCCCGGAACCCTGTTCCGGGGTACTTTTCTTATATGATACCGTCTCATATCCGGGAGCAGCTTGATAATATCAAAGAGTTGCCCCTTGCAGACCAGCGTGACATCCTTGCGATACTGGATAAGCATGACTTGGCTTCGGCGCAGCATTCAGGCAAAACCAATTTTCTCGCGTTCGTCAAGAAGGTCTGGCCTCAGTTTATCGAAGGCTACCACCATAAGATCATGGCAGAGGCGTTTGAGAGGGTAGCCAAGGGGGAACTCAAGCGGCTCATCATCAACATGCCGCCCCGGCACACCAAGAGCGAATTTGCCAGCCACCTGTTCCCGGCGTGGTTTTTAGGTCAGTACCCCGACAAGTATGTCATTCAGGCTTCCAACACCGCCGACCTCGCCGTGGATTTCGGGCGCAAGGTGCGGGATACGATAAGCGATGAGGCTTATCACGAAATATTTCCAAATGTTTCCATCCACCCGGATGCTGCGGCGGCTGGTAAGTGGAAGACAACCGCCAAGGGGGAATACTTCGCAATCGGCACCGGTGGTACTTTAACGGGCCGTGGTGGTGATTTGATCATTCTGGACGATCCTCACTCCGAACAAGAAGCCAAACAGGCGGAAACCAAGCCAGAAATCTACGATAGCGTCTTTGAATGGTATACCTCCGGGCCGAGACAACGTGTGCAACCGGGGGCGGCTATTGTGATCGTCATGACACGGTGGTCTAAGAGGGACTTGACGGGACGGGTGATAAAGGCGTCGATGGAGAAGGATGGTGATGCGTGGGAGGTCATCGAACTCCCCGCCATCTTACCCAGTGGTGTACCGATCTGGCCTGAATATTGGCCTGAGAAGGAAATCCTCGCCATCAAGGACGAATTGCCGATTCCGAAGTGGATGGCGCAATACCAACAGACACCCACTGCCGAAGAGGGTGCGTTGGTTAAACGGGAATGGTGGAAACGGTGGCCGCACAAGGCAACCCCTCCTGTCGAATTCATCATTCAATCATGGGATACGGCGTTCGAGAAGACGCAGCGGAGCGATTACAGTGCCTGTACAACGTGGGGGGTGTTTCAACGTGAGAGCGAGGCGACAGGTAATATGGTGCCGAATATCATTTTGCTGGATGCCTTTAGAAAGAGGATGGAGTTTCCTGAATTGAAACGGGTGGCCCTTGATTTATACCGTCAATGGCAACCGGAAGCGTTCGTGGTTGAAAAACGGGCTTCTGGAGCGCCTCTGATTTATGAATTGAGGGAAATGGGTATTCCAGTGGCGGAGTTTACACCATCTAGAGGTAACGATAAGATCGCTAGAGTAAATGCTGTTTCCGATTTATTTGCATCTGGTGTAGTGTGGGCCACGGAACACCGATGGGCCGAAGAGGTCATCGAAGAGTTTGCCGAGTTCCCGGCAGGGGAACACGACGATTATGTGGATAGCGGAACGCAAGCCTTACTTCGGTATCGGCAAGGTGGATTTATCCAGGCGCAGCTTGACGAGGAAGAGGATGACACCCAAGTGCTGCCTATCAAGAAATATGAATATTATTAGGGGGCGACATGGCGATTGATAAACGGTTGATCCCAGCAGAAGTCGATATTGAGGGCAGCAATGGTCTTGCGGTGGAGTTACCTCCTGAAGAAGAGTTCGATTTTGATTTGGTCGAGGAAGAAGAGAACGATGATGGCAGTGTCATTATAGACTTCGACCCCTCTGCGGCGGAAGATGGAGAAGGTGAGCATCTAGACAACCTTGTTGAACATATTGAAGATGGGGTCTTAAAAACTATCGCTACCGAACTTGTCCGAGCCTATGAGGACGATAAGTTGACCCGTGAACCGTGGGAAAAATCCTACATCCAAGGGCTGTCCCTTCTGGGTATGCAGATTGAGGATCGTACACAACCGTGGTCTGGTGCTTCAGGAGTTTTTCATCCAATCCTTACAGAAGCCGTGACCAAGTTTGTGGCTGACGCCATGATGGAAACATTTCCCGCTTCTGGGCCGGTGTTGACCAAGATAATCGGGAAGACCACCCCCGAGCGCATAAAACAAGCCAAGCGCGTCCAGAAGGACATGAACTACCAGTGTATAGAGGTTATGAAGGAGTACCGCGACGAACACGAACAGGCGCTTTTCCATTTAGGCGTTGGTGGGTCTGTTTTCAAAAAAGTTTACTTTGATCAACAACTAGGTCGTCAGACGGTCCCTTATATCATGGCAGACGACTTCGTCGTCGCCTATGGCACTACCAACCTTCAAACTTGTCCACGCGCCACCCACGTAATGAAGATGTGGCCGAATGATTTGAAGAAGAAGCAATACTCTGGCGAGTATGCTGATGTGGACATCCCCAAACCCAGTACCCAATACGACAAGGTTGATGAGAAAGAAGACAAGGTGGCAGGGGCCGCACCGTCCGCAGAAAAAGATGATCGACACACAATGTTGGAAATACACGTTGATTATGATCTGCCGGGGTTTGAAGATGTGGATGATGATAACGACCCAACTGAAATCGCGATTCCTTACATTTTCACCATCGAAAAAGACAGCCAGACGATTGTTTCCATTTACCGGAACTGGAGAGAGGACGACGAGAAAAAACTCAAGCGCGATTTCTTCATCCAGTATAAATATCTTCCGGGGTTAGGATTTTATGGTATGGGGTTGGTGCATCTTCTGGGTGGCATTGCTAAGTCTGCCACGTCTATTTTACGCCAATTGATTGACGCCGGGACGCTGTCTAATTTACCAGCCGGATTAAAGTCGCGTGGCCTTCGTATCAAGGGAGACAACAGCCCCTTAAGACCCGGTGAGTTTCGAGATGTTGATGTCCCCGGTGGTGCTATTAAGGATAACATTACATTCATTCCGTATAAGGAACCTTCCGCAGTCTTGTATCAGTTGCTTGGAACAGTCGTGGAGGAAGGACGAAATATCGCCAGCATTGCTGACCTGAAGATATCCGAAATGGATAACCAAGCACCGGTGGGGACAACACTGGCGATTATAGAGCGCGGCATGAAGGTCATGTCCAGTGTCCACGCCCGAATTCATGCGTCCATGCGTCAAGAGTTCAAGTTGATTGCTGAATTGGTGAGGGATTTTCAACCAGCAGAGTATGAATATGACGTTGAGGATGAGGCCACTCGCGCTCAAGATTACGATGAGCGTATTGATGTACTTCCGATATCCAATCCCAACGCATCGACAATGGCGCAGCGCATCATGCAGAACCAAGCAATTCTCCAGTTGCAGCAGATGGCCCCTGAAGTCTACGACAAGAAACTACTTCATCGGCAGATGATTGAAGCGATGGGTATAGATAACGCCGACAAGATTATTCCTCTGGATGAAGATCGAAAACCGATGGACCCGGTAGCGGAAAACATGGCGATTATCACCGGCAAGCCACTCAAGGCATTCATCCATCAAGATCATGAGAGCCATATCAGGGTTCATCTGGCCGCAGCCGAAGACCCCAAAATTCAATCAATTATCAGGCGATCTCCCGTAGCTAAAGCAATCGAGGCGGCGGCGGCGGCACATGTGCAGGAACACGTTGCGTTCCAGTACCGCCGGGAAATTGAGAAACAGCTTGGCGTACCGATGCCAGACTATGACAAACCGTTGCCAGCGGAAGCAGAGGTCATGTTGTCTAAATTGACTGCGGATGCCGCTGAAAAGGTTCTCAAAAAGGATATTGCTGAAGCACAGGCTCAAAGGATCGCTGAACAGCAACAGGACCCGGTCTTGCAAATCCAGAAGTTGGACGCCCAGACCAAGGCTAAAGAAGTCGAACGCAAAGGTCTTGCGGATCGTCTTCGCGCCTTCTTGGGTATGGAACAGATTAAGTCCAAAGAGCAGATGTTCCTTGTCGATACCCAGAAAGACATGGTAGACAAGAAGACGAGCATGGAGCGCAGCAAGATTGATATCCTCATGGAAATTCAACGGCTGCTCACCGAAGAAGAACGTGTCAAGTCGCAGGAGATGCAAACGGGAGCGCGTATCGGGGCCGATGTTGCAATGTCTGCGGAAGACGACAAGATCGAATACGAACGCATTGCTTCGCAGGAACGGATAGCCGAAGGGCGGGGAGATACAGACCTTCAGAGGGCGGGTATTCAGTCTGCGACTTCATTACATCAGACTGATGAACAAGCAAAAACGGCTCGTATGCAAACGGCAACTACTCTCGCCGGTAAGTTTATGGACGTACTCCAATCTAGGACACAACAAGGGCAGAGTGGCAACAAGAATGAAGAAAATGGTTGATGACAGGGGTAATGATAAGTAATATTTTAGCGACTTTCCAAGAACGCCTTCGTCGGGAGATGAATGATGTGGCTGATTATATAGCGACAGGTGGATGCTTATCAGTTGGGAGCGCGGCTGACGTTGGAATGGAATATGCCAAGCAGTCTGGCAAGGTCGAAGGTTTGGCAATAGCGGAAAGACTTCTTTTAGATATTGCAGAAGAGTCAGAAAAAGCAGAAGAACAGGATACATGAACCAAGTAACAACTAAAATCGAAGAAATTAAGCGGCCCGAATTAACTGGGTTCGATATGCAGAAAGCTACTCAACTTCCAGAGCCGAGAGGGTGGCGAATTCTTATTACCATCCCGGAGGTTGAGGAAACGACTGTCGGCGGCATCATCAAAGCGGACATCACCAAACATATCGAACAAACTTCGACGGTTATCGGGCTGGTTCTAAAAATGGGTGATTCATGCTATAAGGACGCCGACAGGTTCGGTGAAGATGCGGAGCCGTGGTGCAAGGAGGGAGATTTTGTTTTGACCGGGGCGTATAAGGGGGTTCGTTTCAACATTTACGGCAAAGAGTTCCGTATCATCAATGATGACACGGTTCAGGCTGTCGTTGAGGACCCGCGAGGTTATTCAAGAGCGTGATGGCTAAAGCCGTAAAACAAGAATTTGAAGAACCCCAAGCCATGCCAGAACCTAACGACGATGACGATGAACTGGAAATAGAGGTTCTTGACGACACTCCTGAAGAGGATCGCCAGATGGCGCGTCCCGCCGCTGACCGGGTGGACCCGGACAGTGAGGAGTTTGAGGAGGAAATCAAGAATTACTCCACCGCCGCACAACAGCGCATTAAAGCCCTCAAATACGAATACCATGAAGAAAGACGCGCCAAGGAGGGCGCACTCCGCCAAAGTGAAGAAGCGGTTAAATATGCTGAACGGGTAGTTGGTGACAATTCTGCGCTCAAACAGGGCCTCGATAATTCCAATGCTGTGTTGATTGAGCAATATGGTGCGCGGAGTGATGCTGAACTGGAAGCAGCCAGACAAAAGTTCAAGGAGGCTTATGATGGTGGAGAGACGGATGAACTTTTAGCAGCGCAAGAAGACCTTTCCCGTCTCCACGCAGAACGTGTTAAGGCGCTGGCGGATGCTGAAGCCTTCCAGCGTGGCCGTCAACAGCAACAACAGTTTCAACAACCACAGGCGCAACCAACGCAAGATACAGGTACTCCTGATGTTCGTGCGATGGAGTGGTTGAAGTTAAATCCTTGGTATCAGGAAGCGGGTAGAGAAGATATGACTGGTTACGCAGTCGGACTTCATCAAAAATTAATACAACAAGGCTTTGATCCCCGTCTTCATGAAGAATATTATATCAAGATTGATGAGGGAATGCGTACCGTATTCCCTGATTATAAATTTTCCAGTGGGCAAAAAGGTGGTAACGGGGCATCGACCCCCGCTGTGACCTCTGGAAAGAGACTACCCCCTGTGGGTGGGCCGTCACGGGGCGGTAAACCCCCGCGCAAAGTGCAGCTAACCACCACCCAAGTCTCTCTCGCAAAGCGCCTTGGGTTGACCAACAAGCAGTATGCCGCTCAAGTTGCAAAGGAACAGTTGAATGGCTAAAGCAAAGCGCACCGCTCCAAAAGAGCGAGACACCGAGACACGCGAAACCGAAGATCGGGAGACACACCATCGTCACCCGTCGAATCTTCCAAACCCC